CAAACATTATATTATTGATTTTTCTTTTTTAATATATTCAAACCCAACATTCCCCGCTAATACTATTCTATCAATAGTTGAATTAGGAGCGTTGTTTGGAGAATGAGGCATATCTGCTTCCATTATGATTAAATCATCCTCTTCAGGTCTAATCCAATACTCTTGACCATCTTTACCTTTAAAATATAATACACCATCTTCTCCATTCATTACATCTGGCATTTGAATATAATAAACATAGGTATAGGATGGTGGAAATGATTTTGTTTTTTTATTGATTTCAGTATGAATATGAAACTTTTGATTATCATCGTAAAAGTTTGGTTGAATTGGATCTATAGATCTAACTACATTTACCCAAGCATCAATATTAATTTTATTAAAAGGTAAGTTATTTGTAGTGTAAAGTTCTTTACATAAATCTATGCCATTTTGAATAACTTCATCTAATTTACTTTTAATCTCAATTTTACCTATAAAATTTAAATTATTATTCCATTCCTTTTTATATCCAAATCCATCAGTTTTGACACCAGGTTGAGAGTCAATAACTGAATAGGCTTCTTTTAGAAATAATGATTTATCGGTTAATTTATTTAGTTTTGTTTTCCAAATAAAAGTGGTATCATTAAAATATAACTTTTCCATTAAATTAATTCTTTTTTTAATACTTTTTTATTTTTTCTAAAAATAGTTTGATAATTGTGTGTAAAGAATGTCAACATATTTTGTGGAGTTTCTACTAAATCAAAGGATTTCAATAAATCTCTATCGTTTTTGATAATAATGTTGTTATCTTTATCTAGTATTTGTTTCAATTTTTTTGGAATTGGTTTATTATATGCATCAATCCAAAATTTGTTATCCAATCTTTCCGCTAAATAGTGGTATCTAACAAACATCATATTTTGCTCATTAATTTCTTCACACCATTTATTGAACCCATCTTTATAATTTTCATCAAAGTTTTTATCAACCAATCTTTTAAGTTGCATAATAGTCGACATCAACGATGTTGCTTCTAATGGTTCTATAAACCCATATGATAATCCTATTGATATAGAGTTACCAATCCAACTTCTTTTATATCTACCTGGATTATAACTAAACACTTTTTGAATTTCTATTTCATGCCCTAAATAGTCTTCAACTTCTTTTTTCGCATCTTCTACTGTTATATAATCTTTATTAAAAGAATAGCCACATCCCCATCTGTGTTGTAGTTCAATTTGCCACATCCACCCACAACTCATAGCAACCATATTTGTATATGTCTTATCTTTAATTGTAAGTTTTTTATTTTGAGGTAGGAAAAATGCAATGCTACTATTAATCATTAAATATTTTGAATAATCAACCCATTCCTCATTAAATAGATTTCCAACTAATCTATTAAATCCACTACAGTCAAAAACAAAATCAGAACTAATTATTCTATCATCTACTAATTTGAAACTTTTAATAAACTCACCTGTATTATTAATTGTTTCTATTTCCCCATCAATCCAATTAACACCCCTATCTATTGCTATTTGTTTAAAGTAATCTGCAACTTTTCTTGCATCAAAATGATAACCAAATGATTTTGTAAAAACAGTTGGCTCTTCACCTGTAAATAAATGTTTTGCTGTGCTACCATCTCCAAGCCAATTTATTAAGTTTAGCCCACGCTTATTTGTAGCACCTGTTTTTTCATAAAAATCTTTTTGATTTATACCTAATAATGATAAAATTCTACCGAAGTTTGGTGTGCTTCCTTCGCCCGCTCCTAGTATTCCTATTTTGGAACTTTCTACCAATGTTACATTTGTATTTTCCCAAAATTTATTTACTATTAGAGCAGTAAGCCATCCAGCAGTCCCACCTCCGATTATGATTATTTTTTTCATTATAATAATGTTTTCTTATAATTTTTTTGTGTTTCTAATTCCAACCAATTAACAATTGAATACCTAACTCCATTTTTAATTTCTTTAATTCTATGTTTAGTTAAAGATGAAAATGCAAATAAATTACCTATTCCTTTTTTTAACGAATATACCTTACCATCAATTTCTAACTCTAATTCACCTCCTTCATATTCATCGTTAAGTTGAATTACAATTGTTAAAATTCGTTGATTATATACATCATCTGAAGAATCGGTGTGCCAATTAAAATAATCTCCATTTTGGTATTTAGTAAATTGATAGTTTGAAATTTTGAAATTGTATCCTTTTATACCAAAGTATTCTTTTAGCTTTTTAATAATTCTATCATTAAGTTCTTCCAAATCGATTCCCGCAACTTTAGATTTTCTTTTACTAACATCAATAACATTATTCATTAATTTACTATCATACACTTCCGCTATTTTTAAAACCGATTCATTTACACACTTATTAAGTATCTGATTACATTCTTCTTTAGAGAATACATTTTCGAAAACTTTAAATTTACCAATCATATTAAAGAAAATTTTGATTGTTTTTTTGAAAACCAAACAATTAATACCTCTCGATTTCCTTTTGTAATCGGCTTTACTTCATGAAAATCATTACCACCAAAGAAACTTACATATTCACCGTTTGTATTTAATTGTATCTTTTTATCATTTACATACATATCCCCTCCCTCAAATTCATCTGATAAAATTATACTTACCGTTTTATGTGTTGCATATCTATCTTTATGTTTTTTCGCAAAATCACCTACACCATAGATGTGTTTATGTATCATATACAAATACTCAATGGGTTCTTCTAATTTCTCACATAAAAAGTTGTTAAGATTTTTGTTTTTTAATGAATATATTATAGAATTTTCGGTAATAAGAGCCACATCATCCCCTTTTTCTCCAATATATGTGGAATAAAGTTGAGAATGTGCAGATTTTACGAACTTAATTTCATCATCATTCATCAATGGAGTTATTTCCAATTGAGATTTTAAATACAAAAAATCATCTAACAATAATTTCATATTATTTTATTTGTTTTAGATTGAAAGGCCACTAAATCATCTTTTATATCTAAAAAGGTATGCATTTTTTTATAAAATTCATAGCAACCTTTCCAACCAGGATGCCAATCCATAGGATCACCTCCTTCATCTGCAATCGAAGTAACCTGAATCAACTCAACAAAATCAGAAGTCATCTTATGAAAATCTTCATTCCAGGTCACAAATACCGGAGAAAAATCATTATACAACTCTTTAAGTTTTTTTAAAAATAGTATTTCATTATTTCTTTCACCATTTAACCAATGTGATGTTTCGGATAATCTAACTTCTAATAATTTTTTTGCAAATTGTTTATCTTTATACCATTCCCAATTAAAATATTTTATATGATGATGTGTTTCTCTTTCCCCAAAAAATCTTCTTGGAAATCTACCTGGTGCACTAAATACAATCACTAATCTATCACCATATTCGTATTTTGGAATTAAACCTGTTTGATAAAGAATAGAATGATTATCCGCGCCAAATTTTCCTAACTTAATAACATTGTAGTGATTGGATAAATAATTAGTCCAATGAGTTTCAGGCATATCCCAATCTACAAAACTATCACCGCAAATGTAAATGCTAGGTTTCATATTAATTATCCTTTTTAAGGCCAAACTTTATCCACTTATACCAAACTCTTTCGTGAAGATAATACTGAATAGGTTTATAGATTAATTCTGCTACACCAAATGCTGCACCAACTTTAATTGAGCCACTTACCCACCACATAATACCAAACCCTATTAGAGTTGAAACTATTCGATATGATATAGTTTTAGCTATGTGCCTCTTTCTCTCTACTATCATCGTTATCTATATTATAAACAATTACATCACCGTTAGAATCGATGTATTTTTTTCTAATCGCAGTTCCGCTTATGGCTTCGATTTCTTTCGGAGGAGTATGATATATTACCTCATATCCAACTGCTCTACCATAGTTTACCGATTCGATATCTGGTATCACACTTATGTATATTTTCTTTGAGTTTTCTACAAAAAAAGGTTCTTTACACAAATCCATTAAAACCTGATGAGCAGACTTAGGATTGTTCTCATCTTTCGGAACATCTCTAATTGCTACCCAAACATCTTTCCCTTTATCCAATTGTTGGCGGATTAACCATTCGTGTCCGGCGTGCCAAGTCTGCCACCTTCCAATAAACATTGCATATTTTTTCATATTAGTGATTTTAATCTTTGAAATGTTGTAAACTCATCCTCATCTGTCGTATCTACATCTATAAAGTTTTTCAACGGCGGTTCGTAGTTAGAAACGTGAAACGATTCTCTACCCCTTATATCGGTAGTATGAACATATAATTCTTTTATATTCTCACCCATTTCGGTTTTAAATGCTTCTCTTTGGTCTCTATAAGGAGAAACTAATGAGACAATTGCCACATTACCTTTGTGGTGAAAAAACTTAGCCATTCGTTGAGCAAGTTCTATGTTCTTTCTCCTTCCTGCTTCGGAGTAATCTTTATTATCAAATATGGCCCTTATATCATCTCCATCGATTACCATACCCCTCTCCCTAAAATGAGCTTGAAACCAATTTGCTAATGTAGTTTTCCCCGCACCTGGCTGACCCGTAAACCAATATATCATATAAACATAAATTTTAAAAGCTGTTTATTATTATCTCTTATGAACGCATTCCACTTATCCATATTATTAAAATATTCATCTAAATGATTTTTCTGCACATTATGATACCAATATAAATCTTTTGATAATATTGAATTTAAATGGGCTATCAAATCATCTTTTTCCATTCCAAAGAAATAAATAGGTGATTCAAAAGTTAAACCTAATCCTTCCAGTATTGTTTTTAATTTTGGATTACCATAATAAACAAATGGCAATCCTGTTCGAAGTGGTTTATGAAGTTTTTCTGAAATATGAACACCCGGTAATAATAAGTGTGGCTGTGTTTCTGTAATAATTTCAAAAAAGGATTCTAAATAAATTCGATAATTGAAATCGGGTAAGGTAGTAACGTGATTGATACCCAAAACCTCGTCTCTATTTAAAACATTTTCATTTAATTGTGAAGTAGTTGGAAACGCATCATAATACTTTGGATACTCAATTCCAAAATGTGAAACCTCTTTATGAAATTTATCTTTATCTATCTCAATCGAATCAAATTTTATTTCATTAAACGAAATGTTCCCTTCATTATTAAACCCGTTTTTATATAAGAATTTAAGTATATCAAATCGTATATCGGAATAATGATTATTTAGAAACATAAATTTCTTTTTTATTGTTCCTAAATCTTTTGTTTTAAGGTATTTCCAAAATTCAAAAAAATCAGGTCTATCCAAATCACAATGAATCCAAGCAGGATTATTTAGGAATACAATCGAATCTTTTTTTATCTCTTCGATGTTGATAGTAACAACAATAGAATCCGCATTATTAATCATCCTTTTCAACGAACTTATCACCGTATCAGTTGTAATCGATTCTTGCCTTTCTAACGATAATACAAATTTATATTTTATTAAATCATCACCTAATATATCTTTTATCTGTCGGTTAATATCGATTATTATATTATCCGAAAATGTAAAACGGTCTAATGATTTATCTATGCTAAGAAACCTTACATTTTTATGAAAGTTCGGAGGAATCGCCAAACCCTTTAACTCTACATAATTAATCCCAAAATCAATTAACTCAACTTTAAGATTTTGATTTATCATCAAACCTTTACGCATTTTTAATTAGGTTTAGGATGTTTTCACCAAAGTATTCATGCCCTTCTAAGCTGTAATGAAGATTTTCTATACCTAAATCTTTAAGAGTAAATGTATTACTTTCTATTTCTTTTGTTTTTTCAAGTGGTAGAAGGTTGTGGATTATTTTATGGTATTTGAAATCCATAGAGTTTGTCATTCTATGAAAAATTGAATAGCTTTTAAAATTCATCGCATCCATTAATCCTTTGAAGGCAAGTAATAGATTTACATTTTCATAATGAGCAAGATATTCAGTATTCATTAAGTTATTATAGAATTGAAAAAATGTATAGAATTTTTCTTCATCTAATGGTATTTGGTATTCATCTATCCAATTTTTAAGAATGGAAAAATCTGATAGACCTGGATTAACTATTTGTATTAAACTTCTATATCCTATCTCACCTCTATATGAACTACTCCATTGTGTAATACATAATGGATTCTTATATTTAAAGAAATCCATTTTATTATATCGTGTAAATCTTTTGTTAATCGGGTCTAAAAAAGTCCAATGTTCTTCACCGGTTTTATATTCAAAGATTTTTTCATCGTTTTTAGTAGGGCCAACATTAAAAAGATAATACCATCTTCGTAGGATTGATTTATTTGATGAGCCGCTTTTTGAAATGTTTAAAACGGGAACATTAAGAAGTTCGGCAACCTTCGTTCCCCACGAAAAAGAACGGTCTAAAAATACTTCGGTATCGGAGTATTTTTTTAAATCTAACCAAAAATCATAATTCTTACATTCACTTTGTAAGGATTCGAATTGCTTACATAACCCATTACCTTCGGAAAATGAATCTCCATTAATTATAACTAAATCATATTTCATTTTACTTTCTTCTTAACGTAGATAGTATTACCAAAATCAGGAGATTCGTATATACCACCCATATCGTGCAATACTTCTTTTTCAATTATAGATTCTACTGAATCCACTGTCAAAGTATCGTTTTCTTTAAGTTTAATAATGTGATTGATAACTTCTGTTATCGTGCAATTGGTATTAAGGGATAAGGTAACTACCTCATCCCCCATTTCCATTTTTATTTTAACTTTTTTCATTTACATAGTTTCCTCTAATGTAAAGAATTCTTTTATATTTTCCAAATCTGGCTGAGAAAAACTTTCACCTAAAACGATTTGTTCTTCTAATTCATATCTTTCTAGTATTCGTTTCACTATTCCACTTCTTACACAATCCTCTTTTGAGAACTCTACTTGATAAATCCCCTCTACTCCACTCAATCTTTTCCATATATCATAGAATCCACTTTTCTGATAAGCAGGTATCCCATTTGCTCTAAATTTATCACATTGGGATAGGTCTCCACATATTACCATCTTACTATTATCAGCAATACGCGTTACGAGGGTTTTTAATTGGGCAGGAGAAGCGTTCTGTGCCTCGTCCATAAAAATGTATGTATTCGAAAAGTTCATCCCTCTAAGGAAGTTTAAAACCTTAAATTCCAACTTACCGATTTCAATCAATCTCGTTGTTTCCTTTTCCCCTACTATTTTATGAAGTATTCCTATTGAAGATTCGTTATGATATGCTATCTTTTCCATCAAATCACCCGGTAAGTGTCCGAGCTTATCTTCGTTACCAACATCGACCGTTGGGTTTATAATAACCATTTTATAAAAACCGCTATTTCTTTGATAAAGTAACTCTATTCCTTTTTGTATTCCCACAAATGTTTTTCCAGCTCCCGCTAATGCGTGTGCCATAACTATTTGATTTTTTTGGGATTCTATTGCCTTATAAAATCTCTTTTGATTTCTTGTCTTAAATTCTATTGGTGTAATTAGTTTCGGTATTCCTCCAATTTTGTTTTCTAGTATTTCTTCAATTGTGTTGGTAACTTCTGAATCAACAGTTTTTCGTAATGCTTTGGTTCTTACTTTCGGCATGAGACAATTTTAATTTATTATTCATCCGTAACTTGATTCAACCTAATTAGAATCAGTTTATTTGATTCAGTTGTAGGTTTTCTCTTTCTAAATTTTTTTATTTTAATTTTTTCCAAAGTATTTTTTATTTCTATGCATTGTTCATAGTTTTCTCTAATCTGAAAATACATTAAACATTCTTCTAATAGTTCTTTGTATTCTTCGATGGGAATTAGGATCATAGTTCGAGTGAATGTATCAGCCGCAATACACAATTCTTCTTTCCTTTTTGATAATGCTGATTTTACTTCTGAAAATAGTAGAGAATAAAGCTCATCTTTGCTTTCATTCTTTAAGTTCCCACTCTTTAAGTAATCTTTCCAATTTAGTCTGTAATATATTCTCTTCATTGAATGTGGGTTATTACTACCTATAATTATAAAGTTTTCATAGATTACTATAAATTTTAACCACCAAATGTTGTAGTATTTCCAAGATCTATTGTTCCACTTTTAACGCTTGGAGTTGGTGTTGGTAGGGTAGCTCTATTGGCTGCTATCTGTTGTTGTAAAGTTTTTAATGCATCCTGTCTCATATCAGCCAATTGATTATCGATTCTTTGTATGTTTGCTTGTTGTTGTGCCTGTTGAGCATTTTTAGCATCGATTGATGGTTGTATAATGTCATTGGCTATACCACCAACACTTTTGGCAACTGAATCACCTAAACTAGAAGCCTGGTTTAAAATGTTCGCCGGCGCATTCAATAAACTTAATGGGTCTTTTAGATTTATATTACCTATTCCACTCACAATGCCTTTACCTTGTGCTAACAACCCACCTACATTTGGTAGTTTGCCTAATCCGGGTAATGTGTTTAAATTATTTAAATTTAATTTTTTAGGTAATTGAGGTATTGAAGGCAAGTTAGGTAATTTTGGTAATTCAGGTAATTCAAAATTCTTTAAGGTGAATTTTGTTTTTAAATTTTTATCCTTTGCTTCCCTTTTTTGTTTTTTCCTTTGTAATCTCGCATCTCTTCTCGCATCTCTTTTTGCCAATAAGGTAAATTTGAAATCCATAAAAAGGTTTTTAATATTTTTAGGAGTTGGTAGTTTTGTTTTAATAAGATTTTTAACAGAACTTATCTTACCATTAATCGCATCTTTTGATAAAGCGGCTTTTAGGTCTTTAAACTTATCACCTAATTTGGCTGCGGTATCAGATAGATTTTTAATCGAATCCTTCGTATTACCATATATACTTTTTATACCTCCTAATGCAGCATTAGCGATAGCAAAAGTAGTTCCAACTTTTGTTACTGAATCTATAATCTTACCCAACTTATCCGCCCTTTTATTATCAAATGAAACTGATGCTAATGTTTTACCGGGTTGTGGTTCATCAACAGGATTCAAATCAGCAACCGTTTTAACTTTTGGAGGTATAACAAATGAATAATCTAATAGGGTAGTAGGAGTTGGCCCATCTAACCATTGAAGTAAAAATACAGGTGAAATGGTAAAACCATATAAAATACCACCATCTTTTTTCAATTTATCTGCTTCAAAATTATTATACTTATCCACAAATGATTGCCAGTTCAAAGTAATATAGGGGTATTGTGTTAAATCTTTTTCTAATGTATGCAATACCTTACCCAAATTAGTACTCCACTCCACTTGTAACTTCTCATAAACAAATTGTGAAATATATCTTATTCCATTTGATGGTGGGTGATTTTCGAATTGAACTATATATGGGAAAAAAGTTTGAGGAACGACAACTACATTATCTAAATCATTATCTACTGGTATAGTAATCTTATTGATTGTACTATAAAATCCATATAGAGTTACATCAGTTTTTTTAGGAGTTGTAATAGTTCTAACTTCTATTTGCTCATCTTTGGTAATAATCACTTCCGGTTGAACAACCTTTATCACTTCCGGTGTAATTGATTTACCAACCTCGCCCTCTTCTAATTTGGGTTTTCGGTCTTTACCAAATTTTCTCCTAAGTATAGAATTATTTTCATCGGGCTTTCCTTTTTTCTTTTTTCCACCCGCTAATACAGCCGGTAGAACTGCCAAAGAAGCGCCTGCGGTAAATGGAGCTGCTAAAACTGCACCAACGCCGGCTACTAATTTACCAACTTTAGATTTGAAAAAATTACCGATATTTTTAAATAATCCCATACCAATAAATATGTTAATAGGAATTATCTATGTTTTGATTCCAAATATGAAACCAACTCTTTTGCATACCCTCTATGCCCCAATACACCAGGATGAACATCTTCAATAGAAACCTCATCCACTATTCTACCTCTATTTTTTTGGGCCCAAATGTAAGATGAACCAAATGGTAAAATATTATCGGAAAAAATACGTTCTTTTAACCCAACTAAATCGTAATTGAGTTCTTCGGTTATATAAAAAGTTACACCATTTAATTTTAGGAAAGAAAGAAAGGTAATAAGTTCTCTTGTCAATTTTTGA